ACAAAATCTACTGGGTATTATTGGTTGCGGTGGGGACTGTGGCCTTATTCTTTTTTGATAAGTTACTAACTTAGATCCAATCTTTTAATTCTTCACCCATAACTTCAGACGCGATATTAATTTTCTTACGTAAAGCTTTTACAATCTTCTCATCAACAGTATCTTCTGCCATAATATCAACATACGTTACTGATTTCTTTTGTCCTATTCTGTGTGCTCTATCTTCTGATTGTAATCTTTTCTCTAAATCATAACCATTTGAATAATAGATTACGGTGTTGGCTTGAGTAAGTGTAATACCATAACCACCTGTTGCTGGTGTACCGATTAAGAATCGTACTTCATCATTCGATTGAAACTGTTTAATATTATCTTGTCTTTCATCTTGAGGCGTGAGCCCATAATAAGTCACCACGGAACCCGGACCATGAACCTTCTCTATTTCTTTTACAATGTTTTTAATATCATGTTGATAGTGAGCCCATATAATAGCTTTACCTTCTGTCTCTTCTAATACATCCATAAGTTCAGATAGTCTGTTGTTTTTAATTTGTTGAACAGAACCATCATCGGCAGCAAAGTGACCGCAAGTAATCTGATGTAATCTCATTAACTGAGTAAGTGCAGATACAGATGTAACTTGTTTACCTTTTAAAACAGCCAAGGCTTGCTCTTTCATTTGTTTATAAACTTTAGCTTGTTCAGGTGTTAAAGTTATATGTCGTTTAGTCCATATTTTAGGGGGTAAATCCAAACAATCTTCTTTTAATACACGGTAAGAAAAACCTTTTAGTTTATCAGATAGTTCAGATAAATTCTTAAAACCATTAACGATTTGTATTTGTCTACCATGCATATGTAATGTTTTCATTTCTGCATATCTATTTCTAAAAGCAAAATAAGAATGAAAGTTTAATAGGAAAGGGTCTAAGAAATTACACTGTGAATATAAATCTAGTGGATTCTTTGTTACCGGTGATCCTGTCATGATTCTTCTGTACTTACAAAGATCAGCTAGGGCTAATATATTTTTAGTTCTTTTAGCTTTAGGATTTTTAATAACTGTACTTTCATCAATGGCTGTTAAAGTTTTATGTGTTCTTAAAAATTTAGCTGCAAATGTTTTACCTTTATCTGTGCTGAAAGCCTCAACATTCATAATTAAAATATGAAGATCTTCTCCTGTTTCAAATAAAGTATTAAGTTTTTCTTGTTGAGTTTTATTTATATTAGATTGCCACAATACTGACACATTCTTTATATGATCAGGTAAGTGAGTAGGTATTTCTTGATTGTACCAAGTACCAATAACTCCTTTAGGTGCAACAATTAAAGCACCATTTATAGCGCCTTTATCATATAACATAGCCATGTTATCAATAAGCACTTTAGTTTTACCTGTACCCATTTCCATAAAGTAAGCATAGCTTTCTTTATTCCACGATTTTTCTAACGCAGTTAACTGATGCGCATACGGTTTAGTTTTAAACTTGTAGTTCATAATTATTATATCTTCTTTCTATTGACATACTATATAATAAAGCTTATATGTTTGTCAATGCCAGAAAGTATAAATTACTCAGAAATAAAAAAAGATAGGGAGCCTATCGTACATGTGTTGCAAGAGATTGCAGGCACTAGAGATGGTCGTCCAAAAATAAATATTATGGGTGCAACGGGTTATGGTAGAATAAAATTTCTACTAGACGAAAGAGCACAAATGATTTTTTCACCTGGACCATTAATCTTAAAGTTAAAAAGATTATTGAAAGACTTCCGACAAGATGATTATTTATTACTAACTGGCGATCCTGCTTTAATAGGTGTTGCCTGCTGTATAGTTTCAGACTTGACAAATGGTAAATTTAATTTATTAAAATGGGACAAACAAGAAAGAAGATACTATCCAATTGAGATAGACATTTATAATAAAGGAGAAATACATGAGTCAAATCAACTTTGAAAAAGATAAAGAAGATCTGTTAAATAAAACAGATAACATTCAGTCTTTAGCAGATCAGGTTCAAACACTAGAATCTTTAGATGCTGATATAAAAGAAACTGAAAATAAACTAAAAGAAAAGAAAAAAGAATTAGAAAGATTGTCAGGTGAAGTAATCCCTACAATGCTTTCTGAAATGGGTTTATCAGAATTAAGACTTCAAGATGGGTCATCCATCAAAGTCTCAACGTCGTATAGAGCACACATCAGTGTGGCTAATAAGGAAGCGGCGTTTAACTGGCTTCGTAAAAATGGACTAGGGGATATAATCAAAAACGAGATATCCGTATCCTTTGGTCGCAACGAAGATAACAAGGCGGCTGATTATGCCGAACTTGCGAAAGGTCAAGGGTTCCAACCGACACAAAAGTTGAAGGTTGAACCCATGACTTTGAAAGCGTTAGTCCGTGAACGTATCGAGGCAGGTAAAGAAATGCCAACGGAAATTTTCGGTGTATTCACTGAGAATAAGACAACAATAAAAAGGAAACAATAACCATGAGTCAAGTACAAAAAAAAGAAAATGCAGGTGCATTAGCTACAAACTTATTTGAAGCAGATGCAAATGCTGGCTCTCAAAACATGGCGCAAGAAGATCTTGCATTACCATTTTTGAAAGTCTTAGGACAACTATCTCCTGAAGTAAACAAAAGGGATGGGAAGCATGTCGAAGGTGCAGAACCAGGCATGATTCTCAACACTGTCACAAATGAAATTTTTGATGGTGATAAGGGGATAGATGTTTTGCCAGTATACTACAAAAGACAACTTGTAGAATGGCAAGACAGAGGTGAGAGCAAAGGAGCTCCTGTAGCAATACATGAAGCTAGTAGTGATATTATGAGTAAGACTACAAGAGATAAGTCTTACAAAGATAGATTATCAAATGGTAATTATATCGAGAACACTGCGAATCACTTTGTTATTTTGCTAAGTAAAAGCCCAACAACAGCTTTGATTTCTATGAAAGCTACTCAATTAAAAGTGAGTAGAAAATGGAACTCAATGATGATGGGTTTGAAAATGCAAGGTAAGAACGGTTTATTCACACCGCCAACATATAGCCACATTTATAAACTAAAAACAGTTCAGATGTCTAACGACAAAGGAACTTGGTTTGGTTGGGATGTGTCCACAGTTGGACCAGTTCAAGATAAAGGAGTTTATGAGATAGCGAAAAATTTTGCAGCTAGCGTAAGCAAAGGCGAAGTTCAAGCTAAACCAGAAACTGAAGAATCACCTAAAGCTAGGAAAATAAATTTATAGTTTCCTGCGGGAATAACTGAGGCGGTGATGGGAGACTGGATCCGCCTCGCTTTATTTATATGAACAAAGTGAATGACAACGCGCCAAAGACGTATGAAGATTGGTTAGATACTGATCATATTATTATACCATGTGAGAACAAACGATCCGTGGTTAAAAAATGGTCAGACATCAATTTTAAAATTACGAAAGAAGAATGGAGATCAGAACACGTAAACAAACAAATGGGTTTACGTTTAGACAAATACATTGATTTAGATATTGATAATGACTTTGTAAAATATTTTACAGATTATTATATTAAGAAATGTGGCGCTATATTTGGAAGAAAGAACAGTCCAACAAATCATTATTTATGGGCTGGCACAGCTAAACCTAAAAAATTTATATTACCAAAAGATTTACAAAAAATTTATGAAAAATATGCTCACGGGGCTACGCTTTGCGAGATAAGACATGACATTCAACAATATACTTTAGTACCGGAAACAAAATACCATACAACAAACGAACCAATTGAATGGGAACATTTTGAAGGTATCCATGAATATACTGGTGACTTACAAATGGATGTAGGTAAGTTAGCTTTATCTACAGCACTATGTATCATTTATCCTGATAAAGGAGATAGAGATAATTTCTGTACAGCAATAGCAGGAGTTTTACTAAACCATACAAAATGGAAACCTGAAGACATCGATGATTTTATTTATCGTATTGCTGTAATAGCAAAAGATCACGACCCAGATAAAAGAAATAACAAAGGTACATCACACGCTAAAGCACAGAGAAAATTAGGAATGCCAACGATTGCACAATCTGTTGGAGATAATTGTAGTGTATCGGCTATTCAAACTTTATTCAGTTGGGTAGGTATTACGAACGAAGCAGTTGAAGGTCAAGCTGCAATAGGAGACATCATAGAATATGGACAGAATAGATATCTTGTAAAAGTAAATGCGGTTGTTAATGATAAACCAAAGCAAGTTCAAATCATAGTATCGGGTCCAACACTTATGAAACAACATTTGTTTTACGATGAAGTTATTAGTCAAGCTTCTGTATGGGTTCCTAAAATGAAACCCGTTGAATTTGAAAAGATAATGCGAGCAAAATATGAAGCAAGAAGTAGATCTGAAAATTATGTTGAAGAAGCAAATGAGAACTTAAGATTTAAAAAATATTTCAAGTCTTATATTAGAAAAGAAAAAGCTTACACAGATAAGAAAGAATTATACAATCATAAACTTCCTTATTTTGATTTGGGTAGAAGCTCAATACAATTTAATCTAGATATGTTTGAAGATTATTTAGAAAGTCAAAAGATAAATATGAAACGAGTAGATCTTGTTATGAAAATTCAAATGATTTTAGAAGGTAAGAAGATACACGGTAAAGATCCAAACAATAAATCTTTTGTATATTGGAAGATAGATAAACCAGATATTGACAAGGAAGATATTCTTGTTGAAGGAGAAGTTGTAGAGGAAGTACAGCAAATAGATTATGAAGCCTAAATTTATATCAGGTCCTCCAGGGACAGGGAAAACAAATTTTTTTATTAGGGATAAATATATTGAGCTTATTAACAAATATGGTCATGAGAATATAATTATTCTATCTCACACTAATACTGCAGCAGATGAGATTAAAGATGTTATTTTAGATATACCTTTGATGAAGGAAAAAGGAGTAAGAAAGAAAGCTTTAGAGTATAAAATCTGTACCATCCATAAGTATTGTAAGGGTAAACTTTTAAGAAAAGATGTTTTTGATTATCAAGATCATTTAAATTTAACAACTGAAAATGCTTTATTTAATAGAGTTAAAATAAATCCTTCAGATGATTTAACTAAGAAACATCCTTTTTATAAATTTTTAAATGATGCTCATGGTCATGGTTACCATAATGATTTAAAAAACTTTTGGTTTAAAACAAACAGAAATAGTTATTGGCCTTATGATTTTAAAATCATAACAGAACTTAAAGAAGTTTATGATGATTATAAAGATAGAGAACGTATTCATGACTTTGTAGATATGATTCAAGATTTTATAACAGAAGCAAAGACACCAGAAATAGATGCTTTGATCATAGACGAAGCTCAAGACAGTAATGTACCACAGATTGAAGCTATAAAGAAAATGTCAACTAATGTAAAAGATGGAAATTTTTATATGGTAGGGGATGCTGATCAAACAATTTTTGAGTTCTCAGGGTCAGACCCAGAGTATTTTCACAATTTATCAAAGGATGCAGAAGAATTAGAGAATGGTAAAAGATGTGGCGAGACAATTAATAATATTTGTAAACAGATTATAAAACCTATTTGGAATCACTATGGTTATGAAAGAACTTGGACTCCAGCTATATATACTGAAAGACATTTACAACAGGGGAAGATAGAAGAAGGGTTTAAAGTAGGAGACACTATTAAAGGTAAAAGTTTTTATCTACCCAATCTTACAGGGTCAAGTGCACTAGATTATCTTTTAAATAAAATTCAAGAAACAAAACAAACATTCTTATTTACTTACCGACAGACACCAGGTGATCTAAGAGTGAGACAGTTCTTTAAACAGAACGCTATAGAATTTTCTCATGTGAAAAATCAAGCGTATGTTTCTAAAAAAGAAATAAAATGTCATTATCTTTGGCCTAAGTTTCTGGCAGGAGAACCTATGAGTCTTACACAGATAAAAGCTTTTTGGGATTACATGGGGAGTAAAGTAATAGTTAGAGGTAAGTCAAAAGACAAAGACCCTTTTAAAGATTGGATTAAAAAAGATTATACTGTTGATTATTTAATTAAAGAAAAGTTTTTAAAAGAAGATGCAAGACAACATGATAGTTATGATCTTGTTAGAAAGAAGACAGATGAAGATAGATTAATTTATATCAATAGGATTATTAAAAAAGGTTTTGATTTTGATGGAGATGTCAGAATTAAATACGGCAACATACACGATGTTAAGGGACTAACGTTTGATAACGTTATTGTAGATGAAAGTTTACATCGTCCTGAAAACTACTTTACCCAACTAAGATTAAAGTACACTGCTTACAGTAGAGGTATCTTTGATTGTTGGACATTAGCAACCCATTCAAAAAGTAAAAGGAGGTTAGGAATAAGATGAGCGCATACAAAAAACAAATCGGAGGATCACATTATAAATCGATGGCCATGCAGCCAAGTGAGTTTATAAATAAGAACAGGTTGCCCTTTGCAGAAGGATCAGCTATAAAGTACATATGCAGACATGCAGCGAAAGGGAAAGAGCAAGACATTGATAAAGCAATTCATTACTTAGAAATGATAAAAGAAAGGGATTACAAATAATGTGTAGTGCACCGTCATTAAAAGATTTAGATCTTACAGATGTAACAACCGTAGCTGTCGACTTAGAGACATACGATCCATCGCTGAAGAAACACGGATCAGGGGCCATCAGAGGAGAAGGTTTTGTTTGTGGTATTGCTATCGCAACAGATAAACAAACTGTTTATTATCCAATAGCCCATGCCATGACAGATAATTTAGACCCGACTACAACATGGAAATATCTAAACGAAAAGTTATTTCAAAATGAAAACATTGCAAAAGTATTTCACAATGCAATGTATGACGTATGTTGGATTAGAGCTGTAACAGGTATGATGCCTAAGGGAAAACTTCTTGATACTATGATAGCGGCATCGGTGCTTGATGAAACAAGAATGAGATACTCTTTAGATTCAATCAGTAAAGATTATTTAAAAGAGTCTAAATATAAATATGATCTACAAGAAAAATCTTTAGCAGAGTTTGGTATTAAAGACCCTATGAGTAACATGCATAAACTATCTTATTCATTAGTAAAAGATTATGCAGAGCAAGATGTTAATCTAACACTTAAGTTATGGAACATATTTGAAAAAAAATTAAATGAAGTATTATATATAAACACAGACACAAATGAAAACAAAACTTGTAAAAATATTTTTGATTTAGAAACAAAATTATTTCCATGTTTAGTTGACATGAAGTTTAAAGGCGTTAGAATTGATACCCAAAAAGCTGAAAAACTAGGTAAGCTTTTAGAGAAAAGAAGAGACAACTTATTAAAAATAATTAAAGCAAGAACAGGTGTTGATGTAGAGATATGGGCTTCAGCCTCAATCAAAAAACTTTTAGATCAACAAAGAATTACAGACTATCAAAAGACTCCCAAGTCTGGAATGCCTCAGTTACCTAAGAATTATTTAAAGACACATTCAAATCGTTTCTTACGTATGATTGCTAAA